CAACGGAATTTTATTTTAGATTTTATTACAGGCTGAGGCATCCTACCGCTGACAAATACGATTTTAGTCTGTTCACTTATCGGGGAATTTAATGCAAAATTTTTCACAAAATGGTTGAATTTTCCGCCAGTTTCCCCAGGTAATCTAAACATAACACTCATTTCCTGGGTCTTTATTCCCATCCGTGTTAGCCACTGATATGAGTCTTTCATCTTATCATATTCCGATCCTCCTGGGATCACGATCAAGCACGGACTCATGTATTTCACGATATCGACGATTGACAAAAAATCGTGTTTTTCTGAATTTATTGTCAAGGTATCTGTATAATCTGATTTTAAAAAATTTCTCACCATTGGTCCTACAGAGTCACTATTGACAAAGTCATTGATACTTGCATCAAATGTAGTTATTCCATATCTTCTGGCCAAGAAAATAGCTTCTAATACATCGTCAGTGTCGATAGTCGGAACAGATTTTGCACAATTCTTTAATACGGGTTTTCCATTTTCTAAACACAGCATAGGCACGTATTTTTCTAATGAATTGTGTATTTGCTCTATCTGGGCAACATATTCAGTAAACTCCATAGGAACTTGGAATTTTTCTGTTGCCATTAATCTTGTTAAAAATTCTATGTTTTTTTCATTAAGCGAAAAATTCCAGGTAAAATAATCACTATCCCATCCGACATATGCAGAATCCATTACCGAACGTCGATACTCGTGTATCATTTCTATACGAGAATTGTTGTATGGAAATTTAACTTTTATAATTTTACCATATCGTGCGTCTTCTGAAATAGACAGTTGCCTGGATTGGTCTATATGTCTAACACCGAGACGATAGGTTGGATTTTTTATAAAATTCATAACATCCTGTTGAGTTAATCGTGACAAATTAATTTCATATTTTTTTAAAATCGTTAAAACTGTATTCTGTTGTTTTTCTGTCAATGCAATATCGTTATCTATCTGCTCGCTTACGCTATCTATAAAATTAAATTCCCATCCACTCATTAACCATGTTCGGGAATTTAATATGTTAACAAGATCTTCTATATCCATGTGTGTATTATAACATCAAATAACGATATCTTCAAGCCCTGCGGCACGAAGTTTGATAATATTGCTCAGTTGCCACTGTTTGATATCTAAGCCTTTGATCACTCCTAGCCACTGATTTCGCAACATAGCAAACTCATTTATAATTTTTTCCATATCCACAACATCTGCTTCGCCTTCGACAAATTTTTCACAATCTCGGCTGCTTAATGCACGCTGATAGTTTTCTAAATATTTTCTAAAGGATTTAGATTTAATACGACGTAGTTCGATGTTGAGATATTCAAGGACGGCCTCAATCTCCTGTAGTTGGTTAAACCTATGTTCTACGATACCGGGCAGAGAAGCAGAGGCTCGCTCTACGTTTCCGTAGATCTTTACCTCTTTTTTTGCTTCTTCGATTTCTGTGTAGAAATAGTCTAAACATCCTGGTAGATTTGCTATGTCTTTACTAACTTTAGCATACCAGGCCATGATCAATCCTCGTCGCTAGAGTAGGAATCCCATTCGTCGTCTTCGTAGTCGTCCTCCTCTTCTTCCTTTTCGGCACTGACCGCGATCTCTATGGCTTGATCAAGATGCTGATCAAACCCAGATAACCCTTCTAATACTGATACGCTTACATCTTTGCCTAATAAGAAATCAACATAGTGATTGGCTACGATATCTTTATTTTTTTCAGGAACATACTCTTTAAATATATCCCAAACTTCAATGATTAAACTTTCTTCCATTATTCTTCCTCATGTTCGTCGGCTGTTGCCACAGTAAGATTGCCTTCGATATCTTGCCATTCAGACATGATAATACTCAATCCATTTTTTTCGTTCTTTTCCCATGCCTTGCGGAATTGTTTAATGACTTCGCCATCGGCAGTTGTATAAACAAGACTATTGCCTTCTTTTTTCAACTTATTTTTAGCTTCAAACAAATCAACTAATCCACTAAACGGACTCATTCCAGTTGTGTACGGAATTTCAACTTGCACACTTTCGAACGGTTTTGCATAACGAGTTTTCATGATCTTACAAGCACTACGGATACCGTTTACTGTTGTGGTCTTGTTACCATCGGCATCCGTCTTTAATTTCAATTTACGCATAGCAACCACAATAGAGCTGGCATAGATAAAACCTTGACCGCCTGAGATTTTGTCATCGGGATCAAACATGTCTTGGCTTGCATAGGTATGGTTGGTACAAACTAGCCCAACATTCCACGAACCAAACATGTTAACACAGTTGCGAACTAGGCTAGTCAGTGCTTTGGGCTTACGACCCATATCGCCTTTCATCTCACCTGCTTCGAACTGATTTACATCAGTTGGAGTCAATAACATACCCAACGAGTCGATCACAAACAATACTTTTGGACGATCTTCTTCTGGCATGAGCTTGTACTCTTTCATGAATTCACTAATGGTTTTTGCCACATCGTCTATCATGGCCATGTTGAGTTTTAATAGCTTATTATCACTTGTATCAACACCAAGATCTACTAACCATTTCTCGTCAAGAGCGTTTTCGGAGTCAACCAGGATAACATAGATGCCTTGTTCCTGTGCGGCTTTGATGATGTTTCCAGAGCAGATATAACTTTTACCTGCGCCAGATTCACCAGCAAACACAGTCACCTTACCAAGTGGGACTCCTTTGAAGAAGTCCCCACTAATAAGATAATTCAAAGCGTAGTTACCAGTTGATATCCAATCTGTAGGATCGTTGAATCCAATACCCAAGCCATCAATTGACTTGGTGAGAGATTTACGAAACTTTGAAATATCAAAGGATTTTGCCATGCTGTTCTCCTTACTTGGATTGACGGTTACGTATCATCGCGATGATGTCGGCGGCACGGCTTCCTGCATCGCCAGCAGCTGGTGCTGAGCTTGTGGAGACCGGTGCTGGGTCAGCATCAAATGGTACGTCATCATCTTCCTTGACTGCAGGTGCTGGCGCCGGCTTGGTTGTTGCCGGAGTTGTTGTAGAACCAGTTGCTTGACCACTACCGCCCATGCCTGCTGGCTTGAAGTACTGACCCCAACGTTCCATGTCAAATGCTTCACCGTCAACCGACGCTTCGAACATTTCTTTCATGACTTTGAGTTCTACATCACCTGGTTTCTTAGGTAGGAATGTTTTTAAATCAAACAAACCATACTTCTCGATGGACGATAGCTCTGCTTCGCTTAGAGCACGTTCGCGACGACTCCAGTTTGATGTTGTGTAGTCAGCATAACCGCCTTTGCTGGTTTTAGCGATTTTAAAATCTAAACCACGCACGCTATCTGTTGGAGACTCTTCGATCTCACTGTCCATCAACGCATTTTTAACGATGTTAAAAATCTGGCTGCTCATGATAAATCTACGTATTGGATTTTCAGGAACTTTATCCTCCTGTAGTTTTGAATCTACAACAAACCCTTGGAACAAGTAAGACTTCTTCTTCCAATACTTACGACCCATATCTTCCAACGAAGGATCCTTGAACCACGGACGAACTTCTGTTAGGATTGGACAAGACTCTCCCCACATTTCCATACAAGGAACTTGAACTGTTACGGGTTTTGAATTTGTATCGCCTTTAACTCCAGCGAAAGGCAACTTGATCATTGCACGTTCAATCCAGAAAAAAGTGTTATTTGGGTCTGCGTCAGGAAGGAATCTGACTGTTGCTGTTTGCCCTTCTGCAATATTCCAATGTGCGAATATTCCGTTGTCACCGCCGTTGTTTCCGGCGTTTTGTTGCGAGCCTGCTTGTAGCTTTGCTCTGATTTCTGCTAATGTGGCCATAATGGATTCTCCTTGATATATTTGCCTATGTTTACTACATGCCTATTTCTTAAAGCCAACTGACTAAAAGAAAAATCTGTGCATAGACTTAACTATACACAGATTTATTTATGATTGCAAGAAAATTTTATTAATATTTTGAGTTATTTGCCCAATCCAGATAATTTTCGTATGTCATCTATCTCTTCAAATGTTTTACCAAAAAAACTTTTCTTCTTATCAAGATCCTTAATCACTTGTCCTGGTTTTAACACATCTGGTAATTCCCCTCGTTGACCTGGCACACGCACAGGAGGTGTTTTTTCCTGTTCTTCTGCGCTCATGATGTTGGTATTAAAATCTCTACCACCCTCGCCGCGATCACCGATACCTTCTACTTTGCCTTTGATATTGTTGATCAATTCTTTTAAACGTGATAGACCATCATCTTCAACATGCCCATGTTTTTCTTGCCATTGCTGGCTAAGTTTCTCCATAAATTCCAAAGCCAGTGTTTCAGCATGTTTGCCTGCGGAATCTCCAAACTTCTCTGCTATCTCTTTCTTGATATCCAATGCTATATTTTCTTTACCATTGAATGGGCCTACATCAGGATTGTCTCTGTTGTATCTGCTTTTTACCAATTTAGCGATTTC